CTGGTATATTTTCTTTTGTGGTTTGGAAAGAGATACCATACTCAATAAAAAAAGAACATAGTCTAGATGTTTTTAAAGATGTTAATGATAAACTATCAGGGTGTTTTGAATTTTTTTATACAGATACTTTAGGTAAAATAAGAAGTCATGTATACAAAGCAGATAAAAAGTTTAACAATTTTATATTGCTTTTTCCATCAATGATGAGTCATGCTGTATATCCATTTTACACCTCTGACAAAAAAAGAATAAGTATATCTGGTA